CGTCGCTGAGCCCTGACCACAATGCCCTGCGGTCGGCGTCGCTGAGCCGTGACCACAATGCCCAGCGGTCGGCGTCGCTGAGCCCTGACCACAATGCCCAGCGGTCGGCGTCGCTGAGCCCTGACCACCATGCCCAGCGGTCGGCAAGCAATTTGTGAATCGCTGCAACGAGTTTTGCTTTTGTCATGGCTTAGTCTCCCATCCAGCGCGAGGCGTGCAGCTCGGCGATCTCGGCCGCGGAAAGCAGCGGCGTGTGGTATTTCGCGTAGAGGGCTTTGGCGAACGCGGCGTCCTTTTTCGTCTTCCGGATGATCTCCCAGCCTGCCCAGCAGAGGGCCACGTAACCGAGGAAAAGAGAAGCGATCAGCGTGGTGATTTTCATTGTTTGGCTCCTGGGTTTTTCATCCGGTTGTGCATCAGGTCGAAGCGCAGCTCGGCGAGAATGTTGATCGCCTCCTGGTTGTGGCAGGCTTCCGCGGCGTGCAACAGGACGATGGCTGCGGCCTCGGGTTCGTTGCGCTTGCCGGCGTTGACTTCGAGAATTTCAATGCTGGTCATGTTTTCCACATTGCGCTTAGTTCCACACAAACGCAAGCATTATTTTTCCACAATGCTTGGCACTTTTGGGGTATACTGCCGTCCATGGCTACAAAAGCACAGCTCGCCGCGGTCCAGAAGTCGCTGCTGGCCAGGCGTCAAAAGCTGGTGAAGCAGGGGCTTTGCCGCGACTGTGGGCTGAATCCCATTGCCGCCCAGGTCGGCAAGCGCAAGCCGACGCTTTGCAAGGACTGTCGGACAAAGCGTCGGGACCGGGAAGCGCGCCGGCGGGCCATCCCGGCCGGAGAGGCGCCGCAATAATGGACGTTTTTTATGCCCTTCGTTGGCTTTGGCGGTTCTTCCGCGGGCGCTGCCCTCAGCACAATGTTAAATATGCTGACAGTCGATCCGGCGCCTGTGGGGCCTGTATGAAGGAGTTCGGGCCGCATCTTCAGCGGGGGTCCATGTGGGATTGAGGGCGTCGTCGTCTAATCACGCGCGCTGGGGACTGGATCCGAAGCAGCGGCTCCATGGCGACATTGTCCGGGGTCTCAGGCTTCGGTGCGACGCCGGCTCGCTTGAGGAGGCTCTGAGGCGCCACCAGGCCGATGGGCACGATCGCACCCGATGCCGGGCATGTGCGGATCTCGAAAGGAAGGCCGCGAATGGCTGATTTCCCGGTCTGCTATGCCTTCGTGCTGGCGAACGAGGACTATAACCCGCCCCGGTACCAGACGGAGCCCGATCCGACCAAAACGGACCCTTTGGCGCTGGCCATCTCCGGCATCAACAGCGTGGCCTTTCCCGAGGATTTCGAAGCAGTGTTTGAGATCCCTGTCTCCCAGCGCGCGCCGGCCGTCCAGGCGTTCTACCAGAAAACGTATTGGAATGCCTGGCTCTCCCGGCTTGATAACCCGATTGCCATGCGCGTGATGGACGCCGAGGTCAACTCGGGAGGCGATGGCATCCGGCTCCTGCAGCGGGCCTGTAACGCGCTCGGCGCGAAGCTCGAGGTGGACGAGGCTTGGGGGCCGCTCACGGTCGCCGCAGCGCAGGCATTGAACCAGGTCGCCCTGGTGGGCACGTTCAAATCCCTGCGCGTTGACTTTTACATTTCGCTCGGCGGTCCGGACGTCGAGGCTTGGATCGCGAGGGCGCGAAAATGAGCGATGTCGAGATCGGCTTCGGGCTTTTATTCGGGCTGGGCGCGCTTTTTGCGGTTGCGCTCTACCTGGACACCAAGCGTATGCTTTGACAGGAGAGAAACCTATGAACCGCAGAACCTTGTTGAAATCCGCCGTGAAGCTGGGCGGCGCTGCTATGGCGATCGGCATCCTCACGCTGTTCGCGGGCTGCAACGACCAGGCGACAATTTCCGCGCTTTTGCGCGAAATGTCGGCTGCATGGATGGACTTCGAGAATTCGCTCGGAAAGAGCGTTCCGGTTTCGATCACGACGGCCTTTAGCGCGGCCGTTGCGGCCGTGAACGCCTGGGTGCCCGGCACGCCGTCGCAGGATGTCGTCCAGGTGCTTCAGGATCTCGCCAAGGGCATCAGCAGCTTCGCTGGGCTCGCGGGCGGCCTTACGGGTCTCGAGGCGCTGGCTGTGAGCATTATTCTCTCGACGGTGGCCACGATCATCGAAACCATCGACCCGAATGCGGTACCCCCGGTGGTTTCGGCGGCCCAGGCCACTCTCCGGCACATGGCCACGCCGCCGCCCGCCAGCCCACCGCCGGCGCTTTCGAAGAACCTCCGGCGGGGCGCCATCCGGGCCGCCGACATCAAAAAGCAGTTCGAGATCCAGTGGCTGGCAGTCACGGGAAAAAAGCCAGCTTAACAAGTTCGTGCGGGTCATGGCACTAACTGCATGCCAGATGGGTTGCAGCTCGGGGCCCGCGCGATCCTTTTTTGTGGGGTAACCATGGTCGACCATTCACGGATGAAGCTCGGGCGGCGGTCCATCAGGTACGATTCGCGCCAACTGATGCTCGCCCGTTACACCCAGGCTCTTGAGCCGCCGCCGGTCGCCGTCGATTGGATGAAGGGCATCACCGAATGGGGCATGATGCTGAACGGGCCGGATCCGGCCAATCCGCCCCGGCTTGCCGAAGGTCTCGGCTGTTGCACCATCTCCGCCTGTGCGCACGCCGTGCAGGTCTGGACCGCGAATCTGGGCAGGATGGTCACGCTTCCCGACGACCTGATCGAGGGGGCCTACGAGAAATGGGACGGTTACGTTCCGTTCTACCCTTCGACCGACCAGGGCGGCGTGGAACTGGACGTGCTCAATGCCTGGCGGAGGAACGGCCTTGTCGGGCACCAGCTCGCGGCGTTCGCGGATCCCCACCCATCGAACCTCGAGGAAGTCAGGCAGGCAATCAGCCTTTTTGGCGGCGTTTACATCGGCCTGGCGCTACCCATCACCGCCCAAAGTCAGGATATATGGGACGTGGGTTCGCCTGACGACCCTGATGCCGAGCCGGGCAGCTGGGGCGGCCATTGCGTTTATGTTCCGAAGTACGACGCCTACGGCTTTACCTGCATCACCTGGGGTGCCCCAAAGCAGATGACGCTGGATTTTTGGAACGAGTATTGCGACGAGGCGCATGCGCTCTTGAGCAACGACTGGCTGAGCGCGAAGGGCTCGCCGGGTGGATTCGATGTGGCGCAGCTGAAGGCCGATCTCGAGCAAGTCACAGCGTAACGGACTCTCGCCGGTGGAAACATGAAAAATAAACCGCAGAATTTTGCGGACTCCCATAAAAGTGCTGGTGCGCCGAAAAAGGTCTTGAACGCCGGTATGATCCAGATCATGGCGATGAAGGGCCTTACGCAGGAGGACTGCGCCGCTGTGTTTGGATGCTCAGCCGACACAATTTACAGAAATTACGCGAAGGCATTCGCGATTGGCCGGCAGAAGTGCATGTCCTCGTTGCGCAGAAAGCAGTTCGAAATGGCCATGAAGGGCGACCGGACCATGCTGGTGTGGCTGGGCAAGAATTTGCTCGGGCAGAAGGATCGTCATGAGCTTACCGGCAAAGACGAGAGCCCACTGATTCCCGAGGTCGACCGTGAGGAACTGATTGGCAAGCTACTCGGTACTGGACCAACTTCGGCAGCAAAAAGAGTTCAGTAGGCGGCTCGCTCGGCTTTCGGACCAGGAACTCTACGCGCTGCGTTTCGACTGGCAGCTCAGTGCGCGGCCCAATCAGCTGGCCCCCGCGTGGGATTGGGCCACCTGGCTCGTTCTCGCGGGTCGAGGATATGGAAAATCCCGCGTGGGCGCAGAGAACGTCCGACAATGGGTCAAAGACGGTTTTAATCGCGTCAACCTGGTTGCGCCCACAGCCGACGATCTTCGAGACGTCATGGTTGAGGGGGAGTCGGGCATCCTGGCTGTTTGCCCGCGCGACGAGCGCCCAAAGTACCGAGTATCGAAACGCCGGCTGGACTGGCCAAACGGCGCGCGTTCATTGCTTTTTACAGCCCAGGAACCGGATCGGCTGCGCGGCAAGCAACACACAAAACTGTGGTGTGACGAACCCGCCTCATGGCAGTACGATGTCGACGCGTGGGACCAGGCGCAGTTTGGTCTGCGACTCGGGACCAATCCCCAAACGATTGCCACGACGACGCCCAGGCCAACGAAGCTGATCCGCACCCTAATCGCAGCGAGCCAAGGTGAAACGCCGACCGTGGCCATCACGCGCGGCACTACCTATGAGAACCGCTCAAATCTTGCCCCAGGCTTTTACTCGAAGATCATCACCAGGTATGAAAATACGCGGCTCGGCCGTCAGGAACTACTCGCCGAGGTGCTCGACGACAATCCGGATGCCCTTTTTCACATGGAGCACATCGAGGGCGGGCGCGTTACGAAGTTGCCGCCGTTATTCCGGATCGTGGTTGCCATGGATCCGGCGACGACTTCGAACGAGGAGTCGGACGAGTGGGGCATTATTGCCGCCGGTCAGGACGGCCGCGACCCGGCTCACTTCTACATTTTGGCCGACGAAAGCGGGATCTACACTCCCGACGAGGCGGCGAAGCAGGCCGCCCGGCTCTACCATCGCCTGGGCGCCGATCGGCTGGTGGGCGAGGCGAACAACGGCGGCGACATGATCGAGGCGCTGCTGCGCCACCAGGACAGTAACTTAAGTTACAAAAAGGTGACCGCCAGCCGCGGGAAGGCGGTGCGCGCCGAGCCTGTTTCTGCGCTTTACGAGCAAGGACGGGTTCATCACCATGGGATGTTCGCTACGCTTGAAGATCAAATGACGAACTGGAACCCAAAAACTGACAAACACTCGCCGGATAGGATGGATGCGATGGTCTGGGCAATGACCGAACTGGCGGAAGGCTCGAGCGGCTGGGCTGGCTTCGTGAAGGACGAGGGGTCCAAATCGCCCGAAGCCCCGAAGGCGCCGCGGATCAACCTGGCCGGCGGGAACCGCGATCAGTGCGAGTGCGGATCGGTGGTCTGGGAGGGAAATGTATGCTTCAAATGCGGGAAACCGCGGCCAGAAGCATAGATTTCTATGCTTGCGTCAAGGGCGGCCCGGGTGTAACGTGTGGAAAGTGACCGTGTGGGCAGAAATCCCGGCGATGCTGGCCAGAAACTCCGATGAGGAGCTTGTACGGATGAAGGCTGTCTGCAAGGCGCACTACCGGAAGTTCGAGCGGGGGCCGGAGCAGGAGCGTTTGGACGCTCAGAAGATGTTCGAATTGATCAAGGACGAGCTACGCCGGCGGCTTGTGCAGTCGGTTCGGCCGGCGCGGATTCAATGAGCCGGGTCATCGTTACGGAGGATCTGGCGGAATGCCCGCGGTGCGGCGCGCTGGCTGTCAAGACTGGCGATCGTTCCCGGCAGTGTAACTCGTGCGGGCTTGCCTGGGAGCGATTCAACGAAGATGACGAACTGGACGCCGAGGCCGAGCGCCTGGTGCGCAGCCGGGGATGGAACGAGGAGCGCGGCCGGGGAAAGTCGATCGGGAAGTTTCAGCAGAGGTGGTAGATGACCCGATGTTCCGAGTGCCGTCGCCGGGCGCTGTTTCTGACCAGGAAATTGCGGCGGCGCCGGGCTCGGCGCGATCATGACCTCTGCCTTCGATGCTTCAGAAAGCTGGTCGCAAGGGTTGCGGCCGAGGAGGAACGAAATGCACAGGCACAGGCCCTTGCGGGGGCAGTTCGAGCGCTCGAACGCGCGACGTGAAAGATCGATCGTGGCGCTTCGCCGGAAAATGATCGAGGCGGCCATGGCGGGCGGTCGGTCCGGTTTTGCAGTGCAGATGCGCATGGGCAGCCGATTCTCGGATACGGCGACGACATCGATCATCCTGCGCGAGGCGCGCCCCAGGGAGCGGTGATGGTCCACGAAGCGCTCGTTCAAATGAACCTTCAATCTGCGTTCCTTTGCGCGGAGCCGGACTGCCAAACGGTGAGCAACGATTCTGGCTCCTGCCCGCGGTGCCACTCTCAGGTGCTCAGTCTCGCCCAGGTGCTGGACGGGAAGAAAGGGGCGATTGATGCAGAAACCAGGGCAGTTGCAGAAACCAGTGAAAGCCGGGGCGCTGCGTAAGGATCGCCAGCCATGTCCTGGGTGCGGCGCCGCGCCTGGCCAGCCGCACCAGGCGGCCTGCAGCTGGACGGTCGCTGCATCCGAGCTCCAGAAGCCCCGAGAGCGGGCTCACTGATGCCGCGGCGGGGTGTAACCAAGGCGCCGGCGTCGCCGGCCACGCTGCGCATGCCTGGGGTCGACTACACGCGCCATTCGCAAACCCTGTGCGTTGTGTGCCAGCGGCGCGCGCAGTGGAACGGCGACCGCTGGATTCACCTCACCGTTTTTGCCCGCGGGATCCACGACGCGCGTCCGGACCGCGGCCTGGTGATCGATTCATCGGACCCACGCGATGCGCAGAAATTGGCGCTGATGGAAGCGGGGGTGGATTGATGCGTAGCATCTACCACCAGCCAATCGGCGAAAGCCGGCCGAGGCGCGGCGATCTCTTGCAGTCAAATCCCGGTGACCGTCGGGAGCGTACCTGGATGATCCTCGGCACGCATACGCTGCCCAATCGCTTTTGCCCGGAACTTGGCGGCATTGGTGCTCAGCGGACCCGAATCTGGGCGGCTCGCTGGTGGGAACTCGAACCCGAGATGCGTATGTCTCTGTGGGCAAGCGCCGAACGCCGGCTCGGCGGGCAGCAGGTTTACACTTTCGTTCGGTTTCCGCCAAAGAGGAAGCAGACCTTTGAAAATCACATCGCGCGGAGAGTGGCCTGATGCTCGCTCGGTTCGTTCTCTGGCTGATCCGTCGCTTCCCCATCCTCAGCGCTGACTACCGGGCGCGCCGCGTGAAGCGCCGCCAGATCTGCCCGGCGTGCGGGAATTCCGAGAAAGTCACAATTCGGTGCGACTCTTCCACAGGGCAGGTTGTTTGCCAGTGTCCGACGTGCCTTGCCATGTGGGCTTATAATCCAGTCGTGCGACCGGAAGTGTGGGCGAAACTGCCCAAAGTGGAGGAGTGACCATATGTCAGAAGAGCACGTGCTAGTCAAAATCGAGCACATCCTTCGGGAACTTCTCTGCGAGGTCCGCGGCATCCGGCGCGCGGTCGCTCCTCAGAACTTTTCAGTGCAACTCAATCTGTACCAAGGAGATAGTATGTCCTCACCGATCACCTCTCTTCCGCTCGGCGGCAGCGCGCAACTCGTTGCCCAGCTCCTCGAAAACAACGCCCCGTATGTGGCGCCGGCAGGAGCCCCACCCTACACCTTCTCTCCCTCGGCGACCTCGGACGATCCGAACGTCTCGATCGTGCCGGCCACGGCGGACATCACCGGCGGCCTGGTTCCCCTGGCCCAGCAGTTCTTGGTCACCGATTCGACGAGCGATACCGTCGGCGTTCCCGATGACATCACCGTGACCGCCACGGCGCCGGACGGGAGTACGGTCACGGAGACGGTCGCATTCTCGATCGGCCCGGCGAGCCCTGTGAACACGTTCGGCCTGTCGCTGGCGTTCTATCCCGCGCCCGGGGCAGCTGCCGCGGCCAAAAGGAAGTAAGGCGGCCGTAAACTGAGCACCAGGAGGAGACCGGGGAGATGGCCACCAGCATCGTCAAGACGATCGCCGACGCGTTCTCTCCGGTTTTCCGCCCCACTGGCAATCTCATCGAGGGCGTCGAGCCTGGCTCCTGGGCCGGCCCTCAGAACCCCATCCGGCCCACGCTGCAGCTTGGCGTCGGGATCCGGCAGTGGGACTTCACTCCTGGCATCAACCTGCAGTTCACGCCCCGCGGCGACGTCGCGATTAAGTTCCCCCAGCTCTGGAACGTCTCGAATTCCTTCGACCTTTGTCGGCTGATGATTGAGACCCGGAAGGACCAGGTGGTCAACCGCCCGTGGGTGATCCGCGTCAAGGCCCAGCCTGGGGAAACGAAGAAGAGCGCGGCCGATCGGCAGCTGAAGAATTCGAACGTCGCCAAGGTTACGAACCTGCTCAAGTTCCCCGACGGCGTGCACGGCTTCGATCTCTGGATCCGGATGTGGCTCGAACAGCTTCTGGTCTTTGATGCGCCCTGTATCTATCCCATCAAATCCATCGGCGGCGATCTGCTCTCGCTTCGCCTGGTATCCGGGGCTACCATCACACCCTTGCTCGATCAGCACGGGTTCATTCCGCAGCCCCCGTCGCCGGCCTACCAGCAGATCATTCTCGGGATCCCCACGGCCAACATCGCCGCCTCGGCCGCCGAGAAAAAGTACACCGTCGACCAACTCATCTATTCGCCGCGGAATCCCCGGGTTGACTCACGCTGGGGCTTTGGGCCCGTCGAACAGATCATCACGACGCTCTCGATCGGCGCTAACCGCCAGCAGTTCCTGCGCGACTTCTACGTCTCGGGCAACGTGCCTGAGGGTCTGCTGCCGATGCCGGACGGCTGGACGTCTCAGCAGATCAAGGACTTTCAGAAATGGTTTGATTCGATGCTGGCTGGCAATCTGAAAATGCGCCGGCGGATGATCATGATCCCCGACGCGAAACACGAGCCCCTGCTCACCAAGCAAGAGGCCCTGGTGGACGTCACCGACGACTACCTGACCCGGGTGGTTGCCTACGCTTTTTCGATCTCGCCCCAGAATCTGATCAAACAGGTAAACCGCGGCACGGCGAAGGAATCCTCTGATGTCGCGCAGATTGAGGGGCTTGAGCCCTATTTGAAGCACATCGAGAACGTCATGAACGGCCAGGTGATCGAGCGGCAGATGAAGATCGATGACGTTGAGTTCGCCTTCCAGGATGAGCGGGAGATGGACCCCGTGAAGCAGGCGACGGTCGACGCGCTCTATGTAAAGAACATGATCTACAGCATCAACGAAACCCGCGAGGCGCGCGGCGACGATCCGCGGCCCGAGCCCCAGGCGAATGAGCTCGGCAGCATGACGGCCACGGGTTGGATGTCGATCGGCGAAAAGCCGGCCGCGAAGCCAGGCGCTGGCCCCGACGACGAAGACGAGGACGAGGACGAGCCCCCCATTGCCGGGCGGGCGGCGCCGGTAAAGGTTCGCAAGATCGCAACCTTGAAGGCGCGGGCCGGGGATCTGACCCCGCGCAGTCGGCAGACCAGAAACGACTTTGCGCGCCAGTTGAAGAAGTTCCTGGCCGATCAGAAGATGCGGGTCTCGAAGAAGGCCGCGCAGGAGTTCGCGGCCTACCTAAAGGTTTCACGTGGAACACTTTTCAAGGACAGGGACTCGACCGACGAGCGTGATCGGCGCCTCGCCGAACTCATCGCCCTGCTCGGTTGGGACTACGAGACGCTTTACGGGATCTCGGCGCCCTATCTTGAAATCGCGGCCGAGGAGGGTGTGCACGCCGGAGCCTACCAGGCGGCGGCGAACCTGGGCGCGTCGCTCCAGGGCACCCTGGCCGAAGCGCTTCCGGCGGCCAAACAAGCCGCGGACGAGCGCGCTGCGGAGATGGTGGGCTTCGACCTCGAGGAGGACGGCTCGCTTACCGAGGCCACGGCGCCGGCTTGGGCGATCTCGACCACGGCCAAGGAAAGCGTTCTGGCCACTTTGAAACAGGCCATCGAGGAGGGCTGGACGCCCCAGCAGCTCGAGGCTGTTCTTCAGGTCAGCGTGGTTTGGACCCCGGAGCACGGGGAATTGATCGCCGACAATGAGATCGCCAGGCAGCAGGTTTCTGGCCACCTGCGCTCGTGGATGTCTTCGGGCAAGATTCTCGAATATCAGTGGACCGTCATGGACCTGGGTTGCTGTGCGCTTTGCGCCAGCTTCTCGGCGCTCGGCCCGGTCCCGGCTGGCTATCAGTTCGCGCCGTTCATTTACGCGCCGGGGGCTCATCCGAATTGCCGGTGCTGGCTTACGGTCACTAAAATCGCCGGAGAGGAATGATGGTTGCTCCCAAAGCCCCGCACGTCGTAGAAACCTGTTTGATCAGAGATATCGAGAGCACACTCGGGGCACTCACCGAGGATTATGATCTGGTGGCCATGAGCTCGCACCAGGTCGGCAGCGGGTTCGGCGCGCGCATCGAGGCGGTCCTGGTTTTCAGGCTGCGCGAGCCGGCCGAGGAGTCGAACGGAAACGGCAACCACCGGCGCCGGCCGATGCCGCCGGTACCTCTAAAAAACAGGGCTTGACATGACGGACGCAACGCTGGGCGAGCGCGAACCGGAAGAAAAGAAACAACATCAACGCTCGCTCACTTTCAACGAGGACGGCTCGATCGACCCGGCGCAGCTTGAGGGCATGCCGCAGGACTTGATAGATCGCGTCACGGATCCCGAGTTCCAGGCGCGCGCGCGGCTGGCCATCGCTGCGGAAAAGCAGCGGGCGTCGTTTTACCGGGGCGCGCGGCAGATTCGAGACCAGGCGCAGCTTGCGGCGATCGCTCGCCGGCCTCGGGGCGTGAGTGGCCGGCAACGGAAGCGCCTGCGCAGGGTGGCCCGGCAGGTGATGTAGCGTGCTAGGATTCACTTTGAAGCAGGAGGGCATCCCCAATGCAGGAAGTGAACTTCAGAACCGTTGATCCGGCGCAGGCCGGTGACCGTGTTTCGTCCATCCAGTCGGCGGTCTATCTCGACGAAGTGAATCATCATGCCGTCGCGCTCTACACCGAGGCTGGCGCGATCGCGCCTGGCGGAAAGGCCTACCTCAAGGCCGGCAAGGCGGCTGCGATGACTCTTGGCCAGCCGGCGCCGGGCCCCCAGATCGAGAACGGGAGCGACGGCGCGACCATGAAGATCATTGCCATCGATGCCTTCAGGTACACCGTGAAAACGGGCGTCAAGGGCATCAATGGGGAGGTCGATCTGGTCACCTTCGGCGGCAAAATCGGCGAATCGATCACGTTCGATGCCTTCGACGGCCTCTGGTATGTGAGCGCGTCGACCGGCGTTGCCTTGTCGGTTGCGCCGGTTGAAGCCAAGCCGGCTGCGCAGTCGGCGCCTGTTCCCGGCAAAAAGCAGGCTCCCTTCGGCGGTTTCGCCGCCCGATAGCGGGAGGGTTACGGCGCGCCCCGTGCTACGATTCAAGGCGAGGGTAACGCTTCATGACGAACCTGCAGAGGCTACTCCAGAATCCCAGCCCGCCCGATCAAACGCTGCAGATGCTTGTGACCGCGGTCCTCGAGGATGAGCAAACGCTGGCAGCTGTTGCCCCGGCGACGCCATCGCCCAAGTCGGTATCGGCCAGCTACACCGCGCTCCCGACCGACAGCGTGATTTTTTATTCGGGCGTCATGGACGGCTCCCAGGGCATCACCCTGCCCACCGTAGGCGTGGCGGCGGGAAAGACGATCACGGTCAAGGTCACCTCGACCGACACCGGTGCGTCGGCGCTCAATGTCACCACGGGCAACGCGGCCGAGTACGCCGGCAATCCCCAGCTATTCACGATCCCCGGCGGCGCAGCGGTGGGCGGCATTGCCACGCTTGCCTGGGACGGCGTGCACTGGTGGCTCACGGAGTACTCGCAATGAAGCTCCAGAAGTTCATCCCGTTGACCAAGATGGAAGAGCAGGGCGACGGCTCGCTCAACGTTTTTGGAGTGGTCACGGCCGAGCAGCCGGATCTCGACAATGAAGTCTGCGACTACGCCGGCACGAAGCCCTTTTACCAGGCCAAAGTGGCCAGCATGTTCAAGCTGACCTCATCGGTCGAGGGCATGGAGCCATCGATCATGCCGATGCGGGAAATGCACCAGCTGATCGCGATCGGTGCGGGTCGCACCATCGAGTTCGACGATGCCAACAAGACCATCAAAATGGGGTTCAACGTCGTCGAGCCGGTCGCCATTCAGAAGTTTAAAAAGGGGGTACTTATCGGGTTCTCACAGGGCGGCGCCTACGTGGGCGACCCGTTGCCCGATCCGGTGCACAAGGGCTGCAAGCGATATATCGCAGATCCCGCGGAGGTCTCCGCGGTCGACTCTCCCTGCCTGCCCTCGGCGCTGGTCGAAACCATGAAGGGGCGAATGGTGGAGCTCAGCAAGGCGAACGGCACGACTGAAGCCGTGCCCCTGCTGATCCCGACCCTCAGCGATCTGCGTTATGAGAAGCTCGAACGCCAGCTCGCCGGCATCTTTGCGCTCGTGAAAGAGAAAAAGACCAAGCGCGTCGACGACGTTGACCTCACCGCGGATTGTTTCGCGCACGTCGGGGATCCGGAGGACACGTCGACCTGGAAGCTCCCGATCAAGTTCCCCGGCGACGAGGAGAAGACCAAGTCGCACATCCGCAACGCCCTGGCGCGGTTCGAGCAGACCGAGGGCATGAGCGCGGACGAAAAGGCCAAGGCGAAGAAGAAGATAGTGGCGGCGGCCAAGGAGCACGGCATCGAGGTTTCCGACGCCGACAAGGCGGCCATCACACGAGCCTGTGCTAAGATCGCTTTGAAAAAGGGGATGTACGAGGTCGGGTGGCTCGGCGACCTCGTCGAGAGCCTGAATTGGCTCTGCCTCTCCACTGAATTCGAGCGTGACCTCGAAGATGACGGCAGCAAAGTTCCGGAGGGGTTGCGCGAGGCGTGGCTCGAGCTCCTGGCCCAATTTAAGGTCATGGCGATCGAGGAAGCAGACGAACTGGCCGCGGCGGGCGGCAAAGGAGCGAAGGGCATGAAAATCACCGATCAGGCCGGTCTCACGAAGGCAGCGAAGTCGATCCATGAGCATCTCGAAAAGCACATGGAAATGCACAAAGCCCACCATGAAAAGCTCGAGGGCACACTGTCGAAAGATCACGCCCTCGTTAAGAGCTCGCAGGCAATGATGGATCACTGCGAAAAGTGCATGAAGGCCGCCAAGGACGCGGGCGCTGGTGAGGATGGCGAGAGCGAGCAGGAGAAGGCCGCGCGGGTCGCCGCCGAGAAGGCCGCCGCCGATGCCGCGGATCCGGTGGCAAAGGCCGTTGCTGCAGCCCTGGCGCCTCTGACCGCGGAGATCGAAGAGCTCAAAAAGAAGATCGCGACAACTCCGGCCCCGGCGGCGATCCCGCACTCCGGAGCGGGCGAAGTGGGCAAGGGGCTCACAATCGACCAGCAGTTCGGCGAGCTCATCGGAGCGAAGTAAAAGTTTTTGCAGTGCGCGCTCTCCCAGCGCGATCGACAAACTCAGGCCGCCGGTAGAGGAGAACACCCATGCACCCTTCGGCGGTGTCAGACGGTCACAATGGCATTTCGCAGGCGCAGTTCGCTCAACTGATCTCCAAAACCGACATGCGCAAAATCGAGCGCCTGGTGGAACAGAACGGCGCGGACGCCTGGCGGCAGTTCGTGAAGATGCACGGCAAGTCGCTTGTAAAGGACGCCTCGAGCACCGGCATCACCACGGGCCTGGGCTTGAACTTCATCGATCTCCGGGCGCCGGCTTACATGTTGGACCCGATCTTCGCCCACATCCGCAACACCACGCCGCGCTGGGACAAGGTGAACGCCGGTTACGGCGTCCAGCCGCAATGGAAGGCGGTAACCGCGATCGATGCCGGAAATCAGTTCCCCGGCGTCTCTGAGGGCAACACGAACTCGAATGGTCAGTTCACCGAGGTCGATTTCAGCTCGCCTTACGTGACCCTGGGCACGGACGACTTTGTGACCTACGAGTCGATCTCGGCGTCCGAGGGCTACGAGGACGCGCTGGGCGACGGTAAGATGTGGCAGCTGCTCCGGTTCATCCGGCAGCAGGAGCGCAGCTACATTGGCGGCGCTGGCACCACGGCCTCGAGGGGCGCGCTGCAGATCACGACGACGAACACGCCCACCGGTGTTCTTTCCTTACTCAACAATGCCAGCTACGTCACTGACGTTCTGCCGGTGGGCTCCTACGCCGCCGCCTACGCCGTGGCGCTCAATTATCGCGCGGCGACCAATCCGAACAACACCGTCGCGCTGGGCATCACGACCCAATATTTACGCACCAACGCCGACGGCTCCTCAGACAAGATCAACGGCGGCACCGCCATCGTGTCGGCACCTTCGAATGTGGTTGGACCTACGGTCAACGCAACCAAGACCGTGACGTTCTACTGCACCCCGCAAGCTGGCGCATGGGGCTATGCGTGGTTTGTGGAAATCAACGCGACGACGACCTTTTCCCCGGCCGCAGCGAGCGCCAAGCTCACGGCGATCACGGTGGGCAACTCCTGGGTCAACATCTACGGGCAGACCCAGGGCACACAGACAGCGGCCTATGCCGGCTCGGGCGGCTACGCGGGCTTTGCGACCGACCTGTCGACGAATGCGCTCGACATGGACGGCATGCTCACCATCGCCTCGAACACGGCCTATATGACCGGGCTCCCCGTGCCCACGTTCAATCTGAATAGCTTCGGTACGGCGGTTGGCTCGAACGGCTGGAACAACCACGGCGCCGGGCTCACGAACGGCGGCCTGGTGGGATCGATCACGGAGATCGATTCGATTCTCTACCAGATCCAGCAGGCGGCTCTGACCGGCCCGACGAAGATCTATCTCTCGACGGACCAGGTGCCTGCCTTCCGGTCGGCGTTCATGGTCGGCTCCTCGAGCTCGACCGCGCTCAACTACTTTTTCCCGAACGGCGGCCCGAACGGCGACGGATCCGGGATCGCGGTCAACGGCCGGGTGGCGCAGTACCACAACATCTTCGGTCTGCCGGGCGGCGAGTTCGTCGACGTGATCCAGCATCCATACCTGCCTGCCGGCACGATCCTGTTCGACGTCGACAAGCTGCAGGAGACCTACGCGAATTCCCGCCTGGGCGAGACCCGTGGCGTCTTTGTGCGGCGCGACACCTATGGCATCGAGTTCGCGCAGACAAGCCGCAAGTACCCCTTCGGCGTGTTCTCCGAGGAAGTGCTTGCAATCAAGACGCCCAACCTGATCGCCTTCATCACGGGTCTGGGCAAGTTCGGCGCCACCAACGTGTTTTAACGAGCGGAGGAGCGTTGCCACCGGCGCGGCGCAAATCCAGGCCAGGGGGTTGGGAGACCTCCTGGCCACCCCTTTTCAGGTGAGCGATGGGCGCTAACGTAATCGACCTCACGACCGTCGCGGCAGTGAACGCCATTCTGGCTCAGGATCCGGCCGCCGACGCGGCGCTCATTCAGTCTGAAATCACCGCCTATTCTCAGAACATCCTCACCAGGACCGGCCGCGGCTTCCTTTCCGGGGTGCGCTCCTATGTCGAGCGCTACAACGGCAACGGGTCGAATGAGCTACCGATCCGCAACTATCCCATCCTGGCCGTCGCGTCGCTCTCGGTGAACGGGATCGCCATCCCGGCGAGCCCCGATTACCTGCAGTCCGGCTACGTGATCGACACTGAGGGCTCGATCTGTAATATTGCCCTGATCTCGAATGGTTCTGGCTGGAGCGACTATCCAGATGAGCGGTGGGGCGTGCGGCCTGGTGGCTGGGGATCCTACGGCAACGCGCCGCCCCTGGGCTATTCGGCCCTACGTTTCGTTCAGGGCATCCAGAACGTGGCGGTGGCCTACACCGCCGGCTACACGATCGCCGTGCCTGCTGAGGCCGGAACCGTGCCAGCGGGCCCTGGGCCTTACGCTGTGGCCGCCGCGAACGGGGCGACGTTCTATAGCGACCAGGGAGTACTCCTAGCAAACGGAACCCCACTCGTCTCCAGCGGGGCGTCGGCGCCCGCTGCAGGGCAGTACCAGCCGCCGCAGCGCGGGGTGTTGCCCGCCGGGGTCTACACGTTCAACGCCGCACAGGCGGGCGCTTCTGTGCTTCTGGCGTATACCTACGGTGCGCCCCCCTTCGATCTCCAGGAGGCCGCGGCCCGGCTGGTGGCCCAGATGTACCGCAAAAGGACCTGGATCGGTCAAAGCTCCCAGGTGCAGCCTGGCATCGGGACGACGGCTTATTCGCAACTCGAGGTCGAGATCGGGACCGCCATGACCATCGAGCGCTACCGGATGAGGTTCCCGGCTTGATTCTCCGCTACACCATCAACAGCGACGAGGTCGCCGAGGCGCTCGCGGCCAGGGGCGACCGTTTGATCGAGGTGATCGCCGAGGCCATGGGCCTGGCCGGCGAATCGCTCTACGAAGCGATCATGTACAACATGACCGGGGGCATCATCCAGGCGCGCACCGGCCTGCTCTCCTCTTCCGTTGTGCTCTCGCCGGTGGTCAGCGATGGCCCGGTGGCCTCGGTCTGGTGCGAGATCCCCGACGACGGATCCTTCGAGCACCTGGTGGGCATGGTCCTCGAGTTCGGCGGCACCCACCGCTACGAGATCGTGCCCCTGATGGACCGCTTCGCCGAGTTCCTGGGCCCGTCGCGGGAATTCGGGAAGGAATCGATGTTCTCGGCCGAGGAGTCGATCGCGCTGGCCGAGGGGCGTTTGCCGCGGACGCTGGCTTGGATTGGCGAGGGCGGCGGCATGGTTTTCGCGAAGCGCGTTGACCACCCACCGTCTCGGGAATTCCGCTATATGCGCACATCGCTCGATCAGGTGCGGGAGACGGTGCGGTTCCAGATTTCCGATGCTCTGGCGGGAGTGCTGGCAGAGTAGAATGGCTCCGAGGCGTTCATGCGACACAGCGCGTACGACATCGCCGTCCCGGTCGGGCAGG